TTTACCTTGTCGTAGTCGCTTGTTGCGCTTTCACTACCACTCATATCTTGCCCACTCATCGCTGTAAGGATTTGCTCTATCTTTTGCTCCCCTTCTAGCGCAATCTCCTTCATCTTGTTTTGATGTTCTTTTTGTACTTCTTGAAGGTCTGCTCCTTTTAACGATAGGTCGTACTGAAGTTTTAGTTTATATTCGTGGGTGAGCTTTTGCATCTCCGCTTGAATAGCTTGTACGTTTGCTTGAGCGTTGGCTTGAGCTTGCATTTGACTTGTTTGCATTGCGTACTGCTGCTTCTCCCTAGCGTACTCCTCTTCCCAAATCTGCATATAATGTCCCGCAGCCTTTATACTGTCCTTAGCAATCTCTTGTAGCATATAGACATCGCTTTGTTTAATCTTGTCAGCTTGTACTGCTCTTAATAGACTTTGCTCGAAAAACTCTCTTTCTACAATGTCAGGGGCTACTTCGATAAACATACCAAAGCTCATAGCACAGAAATCGTCTACAAACTCTAGTGTGTCCGTTGAGCCTTTTCCAATAGCTAATTCGTAGTCGTCCTTTTTGCCTCCGTACTTGATAGAGTCTTGTACCATAAGAGTAATAATCTCGCAGCTTCTCTCTAGTACGTTCTTGTAGGTGTCGTCTATTACTCTTGTAGCGTCGTTACGGTTTTGTGCTGCTATCTTTTCGTTTCCTACAAGTGACTTTACATCAGGTGCGCCTACTGTTGATAATGGTACACCGCTTACAAGGCTCATGTCTTGGATAATAGATGCTGCTCTTGCTTCTAAGTTTTGTAGTAGTGATAAGTCGGGGGGTGGTAAATCTCTAATTGGTAAATGACTTCCCGATGGTGCTAGTGGTTGACCATCTTCCCGTACAGACGAGTAGTAATAAGTTCCCGTTTGCTTATAGATGTCGTGTAAAACGCGGGGGGTGATTGTGTCCTCCCCTAGTGCGTTAGCTACCGCAGCCGCAGCCGCCACGTCTACCGCTACTCCTTGTGGAGTCATGTTCATAATAACACGCTGTGCTTGTAGACGAGTGATGCAGAGTTGGTCTACAAGTGGAACCAACTTCTCCATAATAGAGGAGTTCTGCATATCATATATATCAGGAGCAAACGCTACCCAACTAAACGGTGTGTCTGAGTCTTGACCAAACCCTTTAATGTTCTTTTTACGGAGCATATTCTCTTTTAGTCCGTAATCAAAGATGAAATTAGTTCCACCGATAAAAGAAGCCTTGTAGATGTTTGCTACACGCTTCTCAATAATTTTGTTATCCTTGCTTTTCGGTTTCTTGGGGTTTCCTTTTTTATCTAATACGTCAATGCGACGAAGGTAAACTCCTCCGTTCTTTTGTTTTACCTCTTCAAATAAAAGGGTGTCTACAGATTTGTATTCTGCTACAAGAACCTTAATTTTAAAGTTACCATAAGGTCGAGAAAGTGTTGTTACGTTAGGGTAATAGCGTAAGTCCCACCCTGAGTCCCAAGAAGAGTTGCCATATTTACTTGCAGCAAACTTTCCAATTTCTTGTAATTCCTCGTTACTAAAGTCTCCTAGTTGAGCAATCTCGTCGATGGTGTAGTATCTGTACTCTCCCATCCACTTAGCATCAGAAAAGTCAAATTCCTCTACTTCGTCACTTACAAAGTTTACAAGGTCTGCTACTCTAAACTTTATGTTGTAGTCTTCGTCAAAAGTTAGGTTGAGTACAATGCGTCCACATACGGCTGCATCGCGTAGCATCTTTCTTCGTAGTTCGGGAAACTTGTTGGTGTTAAATACAAGGTCGATAGCTTTTTGCATTGCTATCGAATAGTTGTCCTTGAAGTTTAACTCTAGGTGGAGTTTAATCTCCTTGTCGTTGCGTAGTCTCTCTGCCTCTTTTATATCTATTTTAGAGGATACATCTACACCAAGTCTTTTTAGTTCTTCTGACTGTTGAGCTAGTCTTGCTTCTGCTTTGAGTTTGTTAAACTCTCTGTCGTATTCTGTTTCAGCTAATGGGGATACTGCTTTTACTCCTACTTTTAATCCTTGGTTCTCAAACCTTCCTACAAGGGACTCTATGATTGTGGGGGCGGGGGTTTGTACCGACCATATAAAGTTATCTTGTACAGTATTGCCCTCGGTTGATAGTTGGGGCTTGTACTTATTTATGTCCTGCTTACCCGCAGCATATCTTCTTAGGTTTACAAACCTTCTTCTATTGTCCTCTATGTTTCCTACTACATCCCTAGATGAATCAGAATACACAGCTTTTACCCATTCAAAGTTCCATTCCTTTGTCTTTTTTTCAGACTGGCTTACATAATCAGATGGAAATGGTGGGAAACTTGACGCTTTCTTTTGCTGCATTATCAATGTCAGAATTAATCTTTGCAAAGTTACAAAGAAAATTTAACATTGTTCGTGGTATGCTTTGAATGAATGGACTAATGGTTATACGTGGTATGATGAGAGCACAACGCCTAAACGTGAAAAATAAAAGGCGGCATTGAGCCGCCTTAAAATTTTAGAGGTGAGAGGTTCGAGCCGCTAGCCAAATCGGGTAATTGAACCTCAAAATGGGGACTGGATTAGACGAATCGCGTACCTTCCAAGTACGAAAGGATAGCTAGTCTAATCCCCTTCTTTTGTTTATGCAAAGATAAACATTTATATATTAACCCTACCGGTGCTACAGTAATGTAAATACTACCTTAAATATGAGAAGCAAAAAGGTGCCAAATGCAACGATTAGGACTAACCACATTACCACCCCAGCGCAAAGCCTCCAAGTGATCTATACAAGACTGTTCATCGGGGAAAGTCTTTATCAGTTCCAGTATACTATTAAAGTCCTCATTAATCATGCAGCAATGATAGAAGAAAAAAACACACGATACAAGAAATAGTGTATTAAACTACTATTAATTTTGAAATTCGTATCTTTGTATTGAAGTCTAAAACCGATTAACATTTATTTAAATGATTGATAATCAAGAAAATACTCCCAATCAGAAACTAACAGAATCAGAGATAGATGAATACTTAAAAACGCCACGCCCAATACAGACTGGCTTACTTCTTGCCTGTATAGAAATGGGTATCATAGAGCAATCCGATTGCGTGTGGTATCACTGTAACAACGTTTGGATGAACAAGCAATTAAACAAGATTCTTCAAGACTTTGGTTATCACGAAGAGTATCAGGAAGAGTGTTGATTCCCTAAATGGTTCAATTGTGATGCACATTAAATCTAGGGTTATTCCCTTCAATAATGGCTTTTTCTGCTTTAGCTCTCTCTGTTTCAGAAGAGATGATAGAGATACCTATAGCAAACATAAATAAAAATATCGTACAAACAAAGACTTTTGCTCAGATAAGTTTTCTTATCCCCCTAGAGTTGTTTGAGCCTTTTGTGTGTACTAGGTCATCAAGGGTGTACTTCTTTGGGCGATACAGTACTTTTGGTATAGCGTGTAGAGAAAGCATATCTGCTACTACTTCATCATAAGGAGTCCAATTATCTGCTTCAAAATCTCTCCACTCTTTTAGTCCATCGTTAAAAGCGCAGACAGCGTACTCCATGTTTTCGGGGTCTACTATTCCTATGCACGTTTCTATGTAGGTTCGTAGTCCGTTAATCATAGCGTTACGGGTATCGGGTGGTTTTGTACTTGTACCCTCTTTGTATTTTTCGGGGTTGAGTGGGTCAGCCATTATCAGTCCTTTAAAGCCCCAATTCTTCCACTGTCTTATTATACCTCGTCCTGCGTTGTTTTCTATCAATGCCCTAGAGGAAAAGAATACGCACTGTTTTAGTAAGTCCTCAAACATTTGTTCTGCTGTGGGTGGTCTGTGAACGTACCTACATACTTTTGTGGGGCGTTTAAAAAACTGCCCTGCGTTTACCCAAGTAGTAGCTGCTGCGTCGGAGCCTTTCTCTACTGTACTATCAGCTTCGTAGGGGTCTACTCCTGTGTAACATTCGTTGTGTATTGGTAGTAGACCATCAAACCCCTTTTTAAGGGCGCATTGGTGTTCCTTGGGGGGCATCCAAGACAGTTCCCACTTACCGTTTTCGTTAGGATACCAAACTACTTTATCTCGGTTGTTGCCTATCCACTCAAAGTTTCCTCTTGTTGGTTTTACTTCCGCTTGTATGTTAAACTGAAGTTGGTCGTTTATGTTGGTGGTGTTAAACGGACTTACTCCCTTTTCTACTGCAAAGGCTTCTTCTATTGTGAGGGGGTACTTACGGATATACTTAATAAGGTCGTTTCCACTTTTTGTTTGGCGGGTGGCTAGTATTACCTTTTTTGCTGTTTCCCTATCGGAGTACCCCCACTTATCAATAGTTGGTTTGTTTAACTCGTCGAGGAGTGTGCCGTCTTCTGCTGCGTCGTGGGTGTAACCTATATCTGCTGGTACAAAAAGCCTGTATAGCCCCGTTGAGGTCATACCTAAATCACTCTCTTTTGCTATCTCTAAATCAGAGTTCTTCCACAGTCTCTCAAAGTTAGGAAGCGTCTTACCACCTACGTTATCTGCTGTTGAGGTTACAATCATCTTACCTCTAGCAAGTGTACCGTGAGCCATAGATTCACGAACTACGTCAAAAAGGTCGTTTACATCACACTCGTCAATCTTTGAGGCTTCATCAAGATAGTACCTATAAAGTCCTGCACCATCGTAGGCGTTTACTTTTGTTGTCTTGTAACCTACCCAAGAGTCAAGTGCCTTTCTCTTTTTAAGGATGCTTGCTTTTGAACTTTTCTTTGTGGGGGCGCGGAACTCTAACTTTTTTGCAGGGCGTGTACTACCTGCGTGAAGTGGGTAAAAAGCAGGGTGTTTTGGTAGGTTGTCCCAAATATCAAGTAGCTTTTGGTAGTTATCAATAGCCACATCCCCTGTCTGTGCTTGCATACCTATCTTCTTCCTCATGTTGGTAGCAGCAGCCTTTAAAAGAAGTGTTAGTGCTATTGTGGTCTTAGCCCAACGACGACGGGTAACTAGAAGCATACCGAAACATCGTCGCTTTAACTCGCACTCCTTCCAAAACAAAAATATATCGCGGTGTCCGTCTACAAACATTGGGTTATCAAGACCATCTATAAGTTCCCCGTCTACAGTCTTTACTACGTCAATCTTTACAAGGTTAAGGAAGTACCAATTATCCCCCGTAATATATTCTAGGTTGTCTCCGTTGTACCACCAATAACCGTCCATTATGTATCCGTAGACCTTATCGACAAGCTCTACTTCCTCTTGCTGAGTAAGTCCCGAGAACCTTGCATTTGTTAGGTTACCATTCTCGTCTATCTCGTAGTCTATCTCAGGAAAGTCAAAGTACTTAAAAACCCTTTCGTCTTTCGGTAGTCCGTAGTTATCTATCTTTGTATGGTGCGGGGGTTTGGGGATATGTGTTATCTTTAGTCCACCAATAGTCCTCTCCCTTTCAAAGTTACTGTAAGCCTCCTTACACTCGTCTTTATACTTATTTTTAAGAACCCTTTTTGCCACTTTGGTATCTTTCTATTACACTAACAATAGTGTTGTCTGCTCCGTCTTCTGTTACCTTTACCTTTTCTTCGATGTTTAACAGCTTCTCTTGTAACTTCTCTATTTTATCTAGCTGCTCAGGCAACCCCTTAAATAACTTATCGCCTCTGTCAAACTTCTTGTCGTCCTTGTCTGAAATCTTGTCTACTAAGTTCTCATTCTCGATAAACTCTACAATGTTGTTCACTTGATTAAGGTAAGCCCTATAACCACGTATAGTCGTGCTTTCCTCTAGTAGGTGCATTATGGCATCTATAAGGTCGCCCTTGCTGAACTCTTTTAGTTTGTCTCGTAGCATCCTAGTAAGTATTGTAGTCGTACTGCGAATAAATCTTCTGTGTGTTCTAGTCCGTTGTTCTTAGACTTTAAAAACACTACATCACCTTTTATTCCGTACTTGTTTGGTTTTACAACTTTTGCTTTTCCTTTTTGCTTTACGATTTTTGTGGGGAGTAATATTCCACTATCTGTCTTTTTGTACTCGTCCTTGTCGTCGTAAAGTTGCATTACAATAAAGTCGTTCAGACACTCGTCCTTTGTCTCGTTGTAGACTAGGTACTCGGGGCGTAAAAAGGTGTAGTCCTCTAAATATGGTGGTGCGTATGGGCTGCTCTTGTAAACCCAAACTATGTCTCCATCTAGTTCAAACTTTTGTAGGTAATACTCCTCTTTGTTATCTACAAAAATAAGACCTTGC